CGCAACTTCCTCACGAAGAGGATTGACGCCACCTTTTCCGGCGAATACCTGCGCATTTTGTGTTCTGGTTCCTTCAACAAAATAATATTCCTCTCCGGTGGATTTGTCAACCACAACGTAGTTTTTTGCTTTTGAACCAACGCCACGGTAAATTTTGAAGTCGTTCGGAGTTGTCTTTGCCGCCCATCCGGCCTTACTGGCTTCACTCCTGCCAAACTTCGGCACGCTGACACGGGCACTGTCCACCCGCGCGCCGGTGGCCTTGGCAAACTCGCTCAGGCTCTGGCGGGCTGCTTTCAGGCGCACGGCGCTGTCGGTGGTGTCAGACCCGGCGGCACTCTCGGCCAGATACCGCTTCTTCCATTTGCGCACGTTCCGCTCCCGGGCACGCTGCATCTGGTTGACCTCGTACTGGGTGTACAGTTTGCCGTTGTACTCGATGTTCCGGGCGTTCAGCTCCTGCAGGCTCTCCTCCGTCCAGGTGGGCGGGTCGCCCAGCTCAGGGAATACGGCAAAAAAGGTGTGGCGGCAGTTCCAGCCGCAAAGCCCAGCGCCGGTTCCGTAGCCGGTGGCCTGCTCAAAGTCCGGGTAATGCTTGCCCAGGTAGTCCACAGCCCCGCCCCGATGGAAGCGCCGACCCTGCCACTCGGCGTGACTGGGGCGGGCACCACCGTGGGCGCTGGTCTCAACGAACTCCACGTTCATTTCGTCCATGCGGGCTTCCTGCAGCTTGCCTGCGGTCTGGTTGACACCGGTCAGCACCGCCCGGCGGGCCGCAACTTCCAGCGAATCTGTGTGGCCGCTGGGGTAAGTGATCTCCGGCATCTCGTCTGCAAGGCTGTCCACAGCCTGCTTGACGGCGGTTTTGTAGTCAAAGGCACCTGTGGCCACCTTGCCCCAGGCGACATCCAGCGTGCGCTCAAAGGCCCCGGAGACGGTGTTGGCCGTTGTGGCCGTGAGGTTCCGCCATGTGCCGCAGGTCTGCCGGGCGCCGGCGTTGAGCAGGTTGTTCAGGGCCGCGCTCTCTTCAAAGGGTGTGGGCTCGAGGTTGTAGTGGTAATAGATGGCATCTTCCCGCTCCATGGCTTCGGTGGCAGCCTCTTTGAGCAGCCTGCGGATGGTGGCTTCGCTCTTGCCGCTGTACTTTGCCAGCAGCTTGACCACGTTCTCCCGCACCGCCTCGGTCTGCTGGTAGCGCCACAACTGCCAGTCGGCCGTTTCGGTGAGGGTACCCATTTTGCCGATGCGCCGGGCGACATCCTGTAAGATCTCATCCTCGACCTGCTGCGCCAGCTGCACAAAGGCATCCGGCATGGCATCGAGGTAGCTCGGCGGCAGCATCAGGCACCTCCGAAGGTGAGCTGCTCATCGGTCTGGCTGTCAGCCTTGGCCTCTGCCGCCCACTGGTGGGCCTCGTCCTCGCTCAGACCATACCGGGCGGACAGATACCGGCAGCGGGGCACAAGCCCTGCCAGAGCGTCCTCCCGCAGCTGTGCGGTGCGCTCCTGCTCGCTGACAATGTAGCTGTCGTCCCAGTTGACCGAGATGCTGGTGTCCGGGTCCACATCTGCACCCAGCAGGTTCTTTGCCGCCCACAGGATGGCCCGCAGAATGCCGATCAGTGCCGTCTCAATGGGGATCTGGTTTTTGTTGGCGTTCTGCACAAGGTCCTGTCGGCTGCCGGTGTACTCGGTGGCGGTGGCCACCTTGCCCAGCTCAAAACTGTAGCGGTGGCAGCCAAGCCCGCACTTGAAGCTCATCATGTCCAGAGCGTCCTGCACGGCCCGGTGGTTGTCCTCGGTGCGCAGGTCGGGGTTGTACTCCCGCCATGCGGCCGGCTGGTCGATGCTGCCTTCCGGTGCGGGCAGCTCGTAGAAGATCTGGCGGTGAACGGCATCCGGCGGCACAGCGTGCTCCACACCGTCCTTGTCCACCCACTTTTTGCACATGGAGCGGTCATAGAAAATTTTCTTGCCGCCCAGGCGGATGTCCTGCCGGTAGTTGTCAAAGGCGTAATCCGCCATCTGGGCTGCGTCCAGCGCCTCGGAAAAGACGCTCATACCCAGCCCCATGCCGCCGTCGATGTTTTTGGCGACAGCCGGGCTGAACAGGCTGAACCATGCCGGCGCGCCGGTGACCGTGATGTGCTCCACCATGCCCGGCGGGGTCTTGGCCTTGGCAAATTTCGGCGTGCCTGAAACATCGTCCATCACCTCGAACCATTCATTCGTGATGGTCCGTTCGCCGCCCTTGCAGGTGTGGGTCTGCAGATAGACGGCGGGCTTACCGCCCATCACGCACTCGGACACAAAGGCGGCCTCGGTCACCACGCCCCGCTCCACGCTGATGGGCAGGATGCAGCAGGCGGGGTCATAGTCCAGCTGAATGCGCCCCTGCGGCGAGGGCAGGGCGTTCCCGGCGGCATCCACCGTCAGGCCCTCCACGCTCAGCACGAACGCGCCGGTGCCGGACCAGTAAGCCTTTTCCACCAGCTTGTTGGCATTCTCCCAGAAATGCAGCTGCCGCAAAAGGCCGCCGGTCTGTTGCTCATCACTGCCCAGCAGGTAGGCGGCACTCTTTGCGTCGCCGATCTGGAAGGTGGTCTTGTCGTTGAGCAACAAGTTTGCCCAGTCCTCGCAGACGTGTTTCGGCATCCGCAGGGAAGCCAGACGCCGGGAAATGACGCTGCCGTCCGGGGCGTCCTCCTTCTGGTCGTGGATGTCGGGCACGTCGCCCTTCCACCACTGCCGCCAGATCTCAATGTTGCCGTAATAATCCGCATCCAACTGCAGATGCCTGGTTTTGTTCAGATATTCGATAAAAGCCGAAACGTTCATCTTGCAGTCAGTCTCCTGTAGTCTCGCTCAATGGTGTACTCAAAAGCATCGAGGGTATCAATGTCGGTGGTGCCGTCGTCCAGACGCTCGTCCACGCCGGGGTGCTTCTGGCTCCACAGGGCGCTTGCAAGGGCGTCCCGCAGGGTGGCGGCCTCCGGCATATACCAAAAGCGCCCGCCGCCCATGAGAATGGACGTCAGGCGGATGCGGTCGATAATCTGAATTTTTGCGGAGTTATTCACCCGGTCGGCCAGCCAGTACAGTTTAGAGGCCCGCAGCCGGGTGCGGATGTGGTTGATCAGCGTCTGCTCGGCGCTGTCACAGAACATGTAATGGATCTCGCCGTACCGTGCGAACACGGCCAGGCAAAAGGTGATCAGCTGGTCAGCCAGGTAGTCGGCATCCTGGTTGTGGGGATCCACCCGCTGGGACGCCAGCCCGATGACGCCGGCATAGTACGGCAGAATGCCCGTTGCCACAAAAGCGTGCTGTGAACCGTTGCCGCCGAAGTCCACCCCGATGTGCACCCGCCACGGCTTGCAGGGCTTGTCTGCGGGCCAGAGGAAACGAGTGTCCCCCTTGCTGACGCACTCGGCAAACGGCTTGTAGATGATACCCTCAGCGGCTACCCAGCGCCCCAGCACATACCGGTCATAAAACACGCCGGTAAAGGACTGCTCATAGCGATGGATGGTCTCCTCAGACAGTCCCGGGTTGTCCCGTAGCACAAAATGGATGTGCTGGGCGTTGATCTCGCCCTTGTCTGCCTTTTTGATCCAGTCGGTATAGAACCAGTGGGACGGCGCTGCCGGGTTGCAGGAAAACCAGACCTTTGACCCAGTGACGGAGCAGCGAATCATGGCCTGGTCTACGAACGAGCGGGGCTGCAGCACTACCTCGTCAATGAGGCAGCCCGCCAGCGTGCGGCCCTGGATCAGAGCGTAGCTGCTCTCGTCCTTGCCCCCGAACACTTCAAACACATTGGTGACGCCGCCCTTGGAGACCGTCATGGTCTTGTCGGTGCGGCTCCACTTGATGCGGTAGCTTTTCTGGGCGTACTGCATGGCCATGTAAGGCTGCACGATGTTCTTGGTGGCGCTGTCCACGGTCTTTCCGCAGATGCCAAAGCGCTGGCCATTGAACCGGGTCATGGCATCGTCCACGAAGCCCACCATCATGAGGGAGGTCTTGCCGGAACGCACAGCACCGTCACAGATCAGGTAGCTGTAATCCGAAAGCCGGAACTGCAGGATCTGCAGTTGCTTCTCACCCAGTGCCATGCTTGCCCTCGCTCAACTCAAATAGTGCCTTGCTCAGATCGTCCACGGGTGTTTCTTCCTCCAAGGCAGCGGGCTGCTCTTTTGGCTTATCGTTCCAGCCAAAATTTGCCCGCAGGCTGAACTGTGCGCCGTGCGTGCCGTCCCGGTCATAAAGCCGCTCTTCGGCATACTGCTCACAGCGTGCCTTCGCGCGCGTTATCGTGTCAACGAATTCTTTTTTGCCCTCGTATCGCAGCAAAGCCTGTCTGGATGTGAAGCCCAACGCAAGGGCCAGACCGGTAACAGTTGGCGGCCTTTGGTGCAGATAGATTTCGTTGCCGTACTTGTCCAGCACCGGGCCGTTCTCATCCTGCAGCAGTTCACCCTCACAGTCTGCAAAGTAGGTGTCGATCTTCTCCTGCATCTCGGCAGCCGTCTTGTACTTCGGCGGTGCGCCCACCGTTTTCTTTTTCTTGTAGGCCACCGCCACCACCTTCCTCGTGCAAAAGAAAAACCGCTCGGAGCCCCGAACGGCAGAAAGTATCAAAAAAATAAGCAGCGCCCTGGTTTGCATTCAGCCTGTCGGACAAACGGGTGGGTGCTGCTGCATCTGGAACTTTCGCCGCCAGATGCCCGGCTATCGTGCGGGCCCCCTCATAGGGCGCACAACGGTGCAGCCGGGAGGCATCGAACCTCCGTCCCTCCGGATTAGAACTCCGGTGCTCTGGCCGGTCTGAGCTACGGCTGCATAAAAAATCCCCGCACGTTTCCGTGCAGGGTTACTGGCGCACATCCGGCGGGAAAGCCTATCAAACCCGCCTGCGGATTCCATGGCCTCCGTCACGCGTGCGGAGGTTGCGAGGACAGCTAAGGATGCACTGCCACTCTACACGCAAGCCAAAGGTGGGAGATGTCGGCCCATGCGCCATGGGTTGACCGCCTACGGGGTCGGCGGCATGTCGGTGTGAGACCACGGACTTGCACCGTACAGGTTCGCCACCTGATCAGCTTTGATGCCTCACATAGAAGCAGCCCGCGCGCCGCGTGGTCAAGCAGCGGGGACACGGTGCGGAGACTGCGTGCATCGGTTTGCCTTTCCGGCTTTGCCGATGGTACTAGAATAAACCTTTTGTTGTTACCCTGTAAATACCGGCGGGGTTACAAAACAAAGGCAACTGATTTGTTTGGATTAAACAAAATCAACTAAGATTCAGTTCGTCCACAAGCTCAGCAAGCTGGTGTAACCCATCTGAAATTGCTTGTGAAACTTTGCCGGGGCTGGAATAGCCAACTTCCGGCGCAATGTCTTTCTGTTTGTGACCTTCTACATAAAACATCACAATGCACTTGCTGCGCTTCACAGACACCGGGTCAGCGTGGAGCATGTATGCGACCTCAATTGCATCCTTCTGCATTTCGGCATACCGGCATTTCAGGTCAGCCAGCTGGGATTCTGCATCCATGGCCGAATCGCTGTTGGTACCCACCTTGTCGCTGGTGCCAGAGTGCCCGGGTGCACCGGAGGTGCTGGAGGTAGTCGTGGTGGCGGCGCTGCGCAGGCTGGCAATATGCTCTTGCTGCTGCCGGATCTGCGCCCGCATCTTGGGCAGGCGCTCAAACCACGCCCGGACGGTCTGCACCCCGGCGGCTTCTCCCGGCTTCGGGGTATCACTCTCAGGTGTCCAGCTCTTGATCATGTATCGTTGCCTCCAACGTAAAAAACAGCCGTGTAGCCTGCAAAAATGATTGCGGCCACGATGGAAAATAAAATGACGGGGTGATCAACCATGAGATATACCAGACCGTAAATGGCGGCTGCACACATCCCGGTAAAACAGAGCAGCAGAAAGGCTCCAAGCATTGCGGTTCCAATTGTCATATGTTTCCTCCTTCCAGTTGCTTCAGCAGTCCGTCCACGTCATACCGCCAGTGCACCCGCAGCTGGTGCTGCGCCACCTCGATGCCGTTGAGGGCGGCCCACTGCCAGGGGATGCTCTTGCGGGTCTGGGTTTGCATGTACTCCAGCACGGCGCTGGCAGGCACCGCAAAGGTGCGGTTGACCCTGCCCCGGTAGTTGATCACCACATGGGCCGTCTGGCCCTTGTAGGACGCCGCAGCGGCCATGTCGATGATGTGCTTGAGCTTGTGATACCGCTGCTTGTCCCGGTCGAACTTGCCAAGGATCTTTTCCAGCGGGATGCTGGGTGTCTCGATGGTCTTGAGCTCGAAGTAATGGTGCAGCGGATAGCGGTAGACCTCAAAGTCACAGATGTTGTCCACGGAGAAGCTCAGGTTCTCGTTGCCGCCATAGTAGGTGGCCGCACTGTCCTTCAGGCGGTAGCACCAGGCATCCGGCGGGATGGACTTCTTCCAGTCCGCTTCAAATTGTTTTCCGGTGTTCAAACGGTTCTCCTTTCTGCGCAGCTGCCGGAGGGCCGCGCCTGCGGTGGGGTCCGGGTAGTATTCAGGGTTCCGGTACATCGGGCGTGCCCTCCTTTGCCGCTTCTTTTTTCTTCAGACGCCGCAGGTTCTGCTCCAGGCTATCCGCAGCCGCCTCCGGTTTGATCAGCGGCCTGCGGCGGGTCGCGTTGGCCAGGATGTCGTTCCCGCTTGGCCTTATCCGGTCCACCCGCATATTCCGCCCGGCCCCGATGGGGTTGGTCAGGCGGTACTCCTCCACCGACTTGCACCCCTGGGCCTCGGCTTCCGCCAGCGCCCTGCGCACATAGGCCCAGCTGCGGGCCCCCAGATCAATGCACTTGGACAGGATCTCCTGCACCAGCTCCGGCCCCAGCCGGTCAGCGTAGCCGTTCAGCTCTGCCTTCCCGCTGGCGCTCAGCTTACAGATGCAGGATTCAAATTCATTCACGATCTGGTGGGTCGTCGTCCTCGTCTCAGGCGTCTCGCACGCGTGCGCAGACGACGATTGTTTTAATGGTTTCTTTGTTACAATGGTTAAGTTGTTGTTATCAGCCTGTTGCTTGCCTGTTACCAGACTGTTATCCTGCCTGTTACGACCAACAATTGAATCATAATTATTTAACGTTACAATGCTGTATTTTGGCCCTGCTTTGACTGTTATCCAGCCTGTTACCTTTAAATGTTCCATTGCGGTTCGCACCTGCATGACGGACAGGCCCAGCTGTTTTGCCAGCTGAGACTGGCTCGTGACCAGCTCTCCGGGGTGGATGGTGATGCCCTGCCATTGCTTTTCCTGCCAGTTGGATGTGAGCAGCAGGTGGAAAAACAGCCGGGCGGTGTTGGGCTCCGAGTACCATTCCCAGTCGGTCAGGCCCCTGGGAAAGGCCACAAAGCCGCGTGATGGGTCAATGCCCACAGCCTGACCTCCTTTCTTACAGCAGAGTGCCCGTATCGCCAGATAGCACAGCGTTTGCGGTCAGAAGGGCAGGTCATCTGCGTCGTCATCAATGAGGGCGTCCTCCCCGGCGGGCGGGGCAGCTTCCTGCTTGGGCCGGGGCGCGTAGTCAGAGAGGTTCTCCCCGGCGTACATCTGGCCGCCGGTCAGGCTGGTCTGCACCGGTGTGGGCTCGGATGCCGGCGGCGGGTCAAAGGACGTTGCTTCGTCGGTGGGCTCCAGCTCCGGCGGGGGTGCGGGCTGGGCCATCATGTCGATCATCTGCTGCATCCAGCGCAGCTGCACCAGATCATCCGGCACGATGCTGTCCGCGTCCACGTTGTAGTAGGTCTTGCCGTTGTATTCCCGGCTTTTCAGCTCCCGGGCGGTCACGGTGACCACGTCGCCCTTCTGATACATGCCATCCCGCTCGGCAATGCCATGCCAGGCGTTCACGCCCACAAAAAAGCTCTGCCATTTGCCGTCGGGGCCCTTGGTGCTGCTGGCCCTGAGGTCAAACTTCAGCACCTCTTTCTGCCCGGCGGAACGGACTTCCGGGTCGCTGCGGATCTCGCCGGTGATCTGCACGCCGGTCTTGGTCTGGATGATCACACCGGTTCACCGCCTGCAAAGGGATCCTCTGCAGCGCCCTCCGCTGCGGGCTCCTCCGGGGCCGGGATCAGCGTGCCGGCAGTCTTGCGGGGGCGTCTGGTACCGGCATAGGGGTCCAGCACCGGCAGCTCCTCCGGCTCCACCTCGCGGGCCGTGGATTCGGCGTCCACCCGCACCTCGCTCTCATCGTACAGGGAACCAAAGGTGGACGGGAATGCCTCCCGCAGGGCGTGCACCAGTGCCACCTTGCGGATCATGGTGGAGGGCTTGGCAGCCCAGAGGGATTTGCCGGTGTTGTACTCGCTCAGCTTGACCTCCTCATAGCTGGCCCGAGTGCGGTCCTTGCGGTAGACCTTAGCCCAGCCGCCGAGAAGGGTCTCTCCGCCGGTCTCTCCGTCATAGACGATGGAGCCCTCCCGGTTCAGCAGCTGGCCGTCAGCCGTCAGGACGATCACGCCGGCTTCAAAGCCGTCAAAGTTGGGGTTGCGCTCGGCCATCTGCATGTAGCAGTTCTTGCCCAGCACGATGGTGCTGGCGGTGTCCTCGTTCTTGTTGTCGTAGTGGATTAGGTAGGCCTCTTTGGTAAAGGGGTTCAGCTTGTATTGCTTGCAGGTCTCCAGAAAGATCTTGCACTCTGCGTCGGTGGCCTTGGGACAGATGAAGTTGCGCACGTCGGCAAAGCTCACCACCATGTGCTGGCCGTCCGCCGCGGTGATCTCCACCGGCACGGACGGGGAAGCGGCCTGCAGGGCCGTGCTGCCGGCACGGGCGGCGTTCTGGATGGAGCGGTTGGCCAGCGCCTGGGCGTTGGCAGCGGAACCGGATGCGGTGGGCGCGGGTGCGCCGGGACGAGAGAATGCCATAAGTAAATACCTCCAAAATTATTTTACGGGACCATAACGGAAGCCGCGCTCTGCAGCCCCCTGCTTGAACCATGCAATGTCCTCTGGGGTGAACTCCACCCAGAAGGAATACCGCCTGCGGGCGGGCTGCGGGGCCGCTACGGGCTCGGCAAAGTGCTGCAGCACCTCGCAGTCCAGCCGGCCAGACGCCGTGATAAAGGCGTTGCTCTGGGCCTCTGCGGCGGCTTCTGCTTTGATCTGGCGCTCTTCCTCGCTGGGCGGAAGGATGACCGGGGCACCTGCGGCCAGCCGTTCGGCCTCGGCACGCTGCCGGGCTTCCCGGGCACTCTGGCGGCGGGTGTGCTCGGCCAGGGCGCTGTTCAGGCTCAGCTCCCGCAGATACTCCAGCACGCAGTTCTCGGCATCCTCGCCGCAGGTGCCCCGGATGATCTTCAGTTCTTCCCGCCGGGTCTCCACGCTCTTGCGCAGCTCCCGGCTTGCCTTTGCAAGGTCATAGCTCTTGTTCAGCCACTGGGGCACCAGCAGACGGGCAAAGGGAATCAGCTCCCGCAGCTCGCCAATACAATCCGTATAAACGGCCTGCAGGGCGTCGGCCTTGTCCTGCCGCTCGGCTTCTTCCACGGCCTTGACCTGCTGGTCAATGGCACCGGAAACCTGCTTGCACTGGGCCTGCATCTGCTTGGTGCGCTGTAAAAACTCTTCCAGCGGCTTCATGTAAAAGGTCTTGGCACCCCGGGCGGCGTCGGCCAGCTGCTTGTCCAGCTTGTTCACGGCGGCCCGGTCGGCCTTGGCGTCCTTGATGGATTCCGGGGTGTACACCCGCCCAGTGTAGGCGGCCAGCATCTCGGTCAGATTCTGCTGCACCTCGGCCTCGTTCCACCGGATCGCAGGCAGCTCCGGGTGCTCCACCCGGACGGTCAGTTCATTCGTCATCTTCTGCAGACTCCTCTCTGTCGGCAAAATAGTAGTCGTCCGGCGGCTCCAGCGGCGGGCCGTAGCCGTCCAGGGCAAGATCATACATCGGGTTCATGGTCAGTCCTCCCCATCTTCCGCAGTGCGGGCCATGTCGCCGTAAAGCCGGCCGATCACGTCTTGCAGGGTATCCGTGGCGGTGCGCAGGTCCTTGCCGCTCAGGCGCTCGTAGGCCGGCAGGGCCGTGCCCCACATCTGTTCCATGCTGCCGATGCAGGCGCAGACCGTCTCCAGATCCGACTGAGGGTCATAGCCGTTGGTGCTGCGGGCGGCCTCCAGCTCCTTCTGCAGGGCGGCAATGGTCTGTGACTGCTGGTTGTTTTTGGTGCGCAGCTCCTCGGTCATGTCCGCCGCAATGCCATAGGCATATTGATGGGCCAGCCGGTCGGTCTCCTCCGGGTCGTGCATCACCTCAATGGGCCGGCTCTCCAGCTCCTTGATGCGCTGGACGTACTCGGCACGCTCATCCAGCAGGGCGGTGTTCCTGGCTTCCGCCTGCGCTGCCCGGTCGTACAGGCCGTTCAGGTCTGCCGTCACGGCTTCCAGCTCGGTTTCGGCGTCCTTGGCCTTGGCTTCGGATTTGCTCTGCAGTTTCCAGGCCTCTTCCTCCCGGGCCTCGGCAGAGTCGGCGCGCTCTTTCAGCTTGGCGTTCTGCTCGGTCAGGCCCTGAACATCCGCAAGGGCGGCATCCCGCTGGGCTTCGACATCTTGGATGTGGCTTTCCGCCCAAGCAGCCCGATTCTGGGCACCCAGCAGCTTGTCCCGCTCAGCCTCGGCAGCATCGGCCCGCTCTTTCTCGGCTTTGATCTGGGCAAGGGCTTCCTGATACTGCTTGTGCGTTGTGATATCACCGCTCTTGACCTGCTCCACCAGCTCTGCGGGGGCGCTGGGTTTTGCCACGGCATACAGCAGGGTCGGCGGCAGGGCTTCCAGAATGGCCCGCTGGCGGGGGCTGCTGCCGTCCATCAGGGCAGAGACCTGCAGCAGGTTGTAGGCGGTTGACTTGGTGATGCCAATGGAACAGCACCATGCCCGGAAAGAATCATCGCCACGGTTGCCGTGCTTGGAGTTGTCCAATTGTTGGACAACTCCGCACAGCGCATCATGGGCAGCAGCAATGGCATTGCCCATGTGCACGAGGCCGCGCTCGGCCAGTTTTTTGCCGTGACGGTACTCATCCTCAGCAAAGTGCAGGTCATCCACCGTCTGTGCATCCAGCCCGGAGTAATCGAACGCCGGGCGGATTTCGTCCGGGATCGTGGTCAGGGGCTTGTTCTGTGTCGTCTGGGTTCCGGGCACTTCCGGTTTGTCAACATCCGCAGAGTGAGCGGGAGTTAAATGCTTTTCGCCTTCGGTCTGATAACTGTTGCACTCCTGCACGGGATGGCCGCAGCTGTGGCAGTTTCCGAAGCATTCTTCTTTGCACCCGCCACAGGTGCAGGTAGAGCAGATGCAGGAAGCAGGAACACTCGAGGAAGAATCCTCTTCCACTGGGTCGATGGGGGCATTTTTGCAGGGCTTGGCATTTTCTAATGCGTCCAGCATTGCGCAGTCGATTTCGTACTCGTCCAGCGGGGCGAACTCCGCGCCATTGGTCAGAAACGACTGTGGGGTCAGATTCTTGTCTGCCGCTCTGGCCAGCTCAAATCTATGCGTCATGATGCGGCTTTCTTTCCAAATGCTGCCGTTCCAGTACCAGAACCGGCCGCGGTAACAGGCATAAACCATCTCGTTGGAAATCTTGGAACTGATGGTGTAGTCCGTCATACCCGCACCTCCGTGTCCTTCAGGCGGTCCAGCAGCTCGGCGAGCAGGGCACCGGACAGCGGCTTGATGTCGCCGCCACGCCAGCCATAGCAGAAGATGGTGCCGCACAGGGGCTGGCCGCGCACCACACGGTTGACCGGCTGGCCCGCCGTGCGGAAGAACAGCACCGCCGGGGTGCGCGGGAAGATGTAATGCTCCACCGTGCCGCCAAGCCGGGCCTCCATAGCGGAGAGGGTGTCCGGCAGATTTGCCGGTTCCGGGGCGCGGCCCGGTTCGATCAGAATACCTTTCATGCTTGTAAAAACCTCCAAAGTGTGTTATTCTTCGGGGTGATGGGGAGTAGAGAATCCATCACCCTTTGGGCTCGTCCGTGCTGCGAACACGGGCGGGCCTTTTTGGTTTGCGGGGCAGGCTGTCCACCTCGCTGTGCGGGATGAGCTCCCGCTGGTAGATGTACTTGACGTGCTGCCTGCCGTCCTTGAGCCAGTGGCAGACGGAAGCGGCAAAAGAATTTGCGCTGGCGTAGCCCAGCCGCCGGGCGCACATGGCAGCCGTGCCGCTGGCCAGCAGGTCGCCGGTTTTGGCGTCCCACACGGTGTACCAAAAGGCATTGTTGACGAGGTCAGGCATGGGGCTTACCCCACCTTCCGCTTGCCCTTGACGGTGTTGCGGGGCTCCTTGTGGACTTTCTTGCTGGCCCGCTCCTCGGCGTCCTGCACGGCAAAGCTGATGCGCATCAGGGCAAGGCTGGTCAGAATCAGCACCATGGCGGTGACGAACTCGCCGTCGGTGATCGTGCCGCCCAGCTGGGCCCCGCCCTCAATGCCCATGCCGTACAGCAGGCCTGCGCCCAGACTGGCGGCTGCCAGCACCTGCAAAACGGTGGATTTAATCTTCATTGGTGTCCTCCTTTTCAAGTTCCGTATAAATAAGAACGTCAATCGCCTTGTAGGAGAGCGATGCGACACCAGCCAGCCGCATATCGTGTTTGTCGGGATAGTAGGTGTTCAGGATCTGAGCGGTTGCATCAGCCAACAAGTCAAGCAATTCCATAAGGTTGCCCTCTGCTCGGATAGTGGATGCTTCGCTGTCGATGTAGAGCTTTGCGTTCATGCCTCTGCCTCCTCTTCCAGATTCAGCCCACGCTGCCACGCGGGGTAGCACTTATCGTTGTCCCAGCCACGAACGGTGTGCCACTCGCCGTCCACAAAGATCTGGATGGGCACGGACTTGAGCCTGGCCACATCTCGGCCCAGCTTGTAGATGCCAGACCCGGCGGTGATATCGCATCGGAACCAGGCGTGCGCCATGAGCGGCGCAATGTACGGCAGGCCAATGGGAGCCTGTGCCCGCTCACGGGCGGGGATGATTGTGGTGTTCATGCGGTTTCTCCTTTCTCACGCCGCGCTTTCTGCGCGGCCAGCTTGGCCCGGCCCTCCGGGGTGGCAATCAGGCGCTGGTACATCCCACACAGGGTGCGGCCAAGTGCCTTGCCGTGCTCTTCCGGGATGTCTCCCGGCCCGGGCGGGTGGTTTGTGATAATGATTTCCATGGTCACTCCCTATCTCTTAGATGTTGCGCTGCAAAAGATAGTCGATGGAGCAGTTGAACATTTCGGCCATCATTTCGAGCTTGGACTGCGGGATGTTTCCGTGAACCATCCAGTTGTAGACGGTTTTACGAGTAACTCCCAAAGCCTGAGCGAAGGCTTCAATGGTCAGCTTTCTCCGGCTTCGTTCTGCATTGATGTTCGGGTAGAGCAATTTCGATT